TCTCTTTAAAGTCGTTCGGTGTTACAACTTTATTATAACTTTTGGACATCTTCTCCAAGAACTCTTTTGTGGTTGGCGTCAAAAAGAACAATTCTTCCATCATATCCTGACCGGGATTGAGACCTTTGTTGAAAAGATCTCTTATATTAGCTCTCAGTACTGTCAACTCTCTCGCTGTCTCAGGGTCAAATCTTTCAAATCGTGCCACTCTCGCCGAGATCTCACTCAATACCTCATCTCTCTGAGACGCCCTGACCACAAGGGTCTCACCGTCTTCTTCGAGTATCTTGGCCAACTTCTTTTCAACATTCAGTACACCGGTTCTTTCTCCAGCACCATAGAATGTTACCATGTTCTGAGCTTTAGCGGCCTTTCTGAGATCTCTCTCATTCAATCCTAGACGCATGTTGAGTCTCTTAAATCTGGGATCATTGAAAGTCAGACCGGCAATCTCGTCATAGAGTCTCTTCTTTTGGTTGGTTGGAATGACGTTACTGAGTTCAGCCAATTGCTTATTCTTAGTAGTCAATGCAATGATCTGTGCACCGGAAGATGAAGCATCTTGTTCAAGCGCTAATGCAGTTCTATATTTACTTAGGTTGGCCACAGACTTACGAGTATAAACACCACCCAAGAAATCATCTATCTTCGCTGACTCCATAGCCAGCCTGAAAAATTTACCCAATTCTTCGCCTTCTATTTTAGATACAAATTCAGAACTCAGAATGGCTCTAATATCTCTGGGTTTACCTCTGAGCATCTGGTGCCCTATCTTTACAATCTCAGGACGCCATTTGTCTGCCAAACGCTGTCTACCAAGAACACTCAATGAGTTGAATCTACCTTCGAAGAAGTCATCCAAACCACCAAGAAAAGAACCTATCTGATCTTGAAAGTTTTGAAAGTCCCTTGGACTGAAGTTACGTTCATAGGCAGTATTTAAGAACGGTCTGAAGGTTTCTCCGGCTTGAGGCCCAATAAATCCTCTTTCATAAATCCTAGCACGGCTGTCAATAAACGCGTGATTGCTGAAGGCAATGTCATTTTTCGAAAACCACTCCATAGCTTTGAAACGTTCATAAGAATCTCCTCTCGAAATGATGTATTGTTTGTACGTGTTCAAGTTGTCATAGAACGCGGCTTTACCTCGGTCATCACTGAAGTTCAACAGCTTTACAACAAAATCATGGTAATCTCTATCTACTTTGAATTTACTTTTGGATGCCCAATTCAGGGAATCTATCATATCTTTGTCTAAGAACTTTTCAGGAAAATTTGTGAAACTGGAAGTGGAGGTAATCGGTATCCTTGTGTCAGTCAACAATCCTATGTTGTTTCTAACATAATACGTCTTAGCGCCTTCCCTAAAGATTAATTGGTTCTTGGGGTCTATAACGCCCACGCGCAAGCCAACATCTATGCTACGATTCAACTTGGCGTACCGCTGAATCCTGGGATCGGTAATTCTTATATTATGCGAGAAAGTGTCATAGTATGGTCCAAAGTATTGACCACTCAATTTGCTCTTCATCCTACGTTTTTGAACACCAAAAGTCTCTAGACTATAGAATTTGTTATTTGACTCCACCAGTCGCTTTCCCAGATTCAACCATTGAGTTCTGGTACCGTTTATATTGGCCATGTTATAGAGATCTCTGCCCAGAGCCACAGCAAAATTATCCAAATCGGGACTGTCTGCTAGACTCAATCTATGGGCGAACCTTAGGTAGAATTGCTGTAACTTATCATCTGGAACGCGTCTTTTTATCTTAATTGGGATGCGTACATCAAATACATCTCTGAGCTGTCTAGCAAGCTTAGGAGCCACCCTATCTTCCCACTTATTTCTAGCGAGAATATTAGCTACAAACTTGTCAGATAGATCTTTAAATTGTACAGGACCCAGAATCGGATCAATATAATTGTCTAATTTTAACTTCTTTAAAAAGTCAGCATCTTTTCTCAGTTGTGTTTCAATTGCATCTGAAACGTTCATTACATCAAATTTAACTTGTGCTTGTGATACGGCCTTAAAATTGGCCCATGCAGATGGATTCTTTCTATATCTTGTGAAAAGGATTCTGAGATTGTCTGATACAACAGCTCTTTCATTAACACTCATATGGTCTTCTAGACTCTTTATGAACTTATTAATATATGTCTTATCAGCTGCTTTCAATACTGTGCTCTCATTCACCAGTCTTAGATTGTTTTGTAAGATGGCCGGAGAAGGTTGAAACAATCTACTGTCTTCATATCTACCTGTTATGGGATTGAAAAGCAGTTGATCATCTCTGGGCAATCTATTGAGAACCAAATTCTTAGTCCTGGTCTTGCTACCAATTAAGTTACCACGATAGTTTGTTAAGGACAACGTGCCGCCCAACTCACGAGATTGTAAGATATAGTATTCTTTCAAGGTATTTGTGAGCTTAATACTATCTAGGAAATCCTCTGGAGCACTGGCTCCTAACTGCATTGCATCCAATTTTTGTTTGGCCAATGCGAATTTCTTGGTGTCATTGGGGGTAGAATAGTCAGAGTCTGTCAATTGACGTAACTGCCGTATTCCTAATTCGGCACCACTTGGAGCAGTGAACTTACTGACCTCTAATTTACCATTGTTAAAGAGTTCTACCTTTTGGTGATCTCCTAGATGTCGTAATTGAACATCGCTAGGTTGCCTCAGTAACCATGCATTGTAAGACTCCTTAAGTGGCGTTTGACCATCATAGAATGCTATTTGGGCAGGAGTCAACTTCTTTAAATTTCTCTTACGTACCTGATTAACACCTTCCAACTTACCCAAATCATTCCAATTTTTTACAATGGGAGTCGTTGTAGATCTACAGCGCCAATGCGCTGGAGGTAGATGCGATGTGTCAGATACGGGATATATTTTACCATCCCTATGTGTACATATTTGAGTAGTTCTTGAATCCAGTACAGCCACATATTGCCACCCACGTAGCATCTTAGCATTGGCCTCATAAACAGCGTGGTCAGCCTGAGCATACACGCTAGTAATTGATGTGGTAACTAAAGCTTTAGATTGATTTCTTGTGATTTTGTGAACACTGCCACGCCTAACATTCCTGGCAATGACTTCTGGAGTATCGCCATCGGCCAGACCTTTCCGGATCACACCCACTATTCGCTTTTTCTCATTATTACTTACGTCTATCCAACCCAATGCTAGAGTCTTATTCTGATGCAAAGGATTTTTCAATACGAGTTCTTCAGCTACACGCCTCTGTGGTTTACGAGTACGCCACACATTACTGACCGATGCTTCTAGGTTTTGGAACGTAAACGATACTTGGTCTGATGCAAGATCCAATAAAGATCTTTTGGAAACATTGAATGCTTCTTTAAAAGTTCTCTTCAGTTCCCTGTCCACTGTTAATTGGAAAGTCTTAAAATTTCTAGATGTCAATTTGGAAGTCTTAATAATCTTGTCCAATCTAACAACATGCCCATTTAACACCACTTCAACCTTCCCTATAGTGTTCTTCTCATACAATCTCAGTAATGCTGCCCTATCTACCCTTCCATCGTAAATAGTTGTATTAGCATTGTTTATCATTTGACATTTTCAAAGAACTCAGGATCTTCCTCTTCTTCCTTGTTTATGAGTTCGTCTTCATCAATTTCCTTGACACCTTCTTCGTCATCGTAATCAGGAGCGATCATATCATTCTGCTTGAGAATTTGCAACCAAATAGAACGTGGGATCAGCCCTGTCTCATACCACTCAGTGGCCAATCTTAGCCAATCAGCACCCAAGGGTATTGGGTTGAAATCTGCTGATAACATGAACTTCACTTCTGAATCTTTAATCTGTTCACCTGTGCGCCATTCGATCATGAATGCAATGACCTTAGACATTATCATACTAATCTTATTATTCAAAGAGCCCAATTGTGCATTTTGCGCCGCATTACGTATTTCCAAAGCAACACCAGATTGAGCACTCTCAGGAGACAACATGCGTATACCCAACTTAGCCATCTCTTCAATGGCACTGGCTATGGCCGTTTCCATGTCTTTCAAAGCTGCTGTGGGAGTTTCCAACACAGTGGCCTTGTCATCTACACCCAGATGCAACCATGTCCCAAGACCAGCATCCACGATTTTCTTGAAATCTTCAGGAGACATATCTGATTGTATTATGGGAGTATATGTAGAAGCACCATACAACAGGTGATTACGTCTACTCAACTTATTATATAAGGCAACCTCTTTATCGATAATCGGAGAAAGTATCGGCTCTGTTATGGAGATACTACCGTTTAGAGGCCATGCAGGTATTATAGTAAGACGCTCATTATTGGCAAATATATTGGTCTTAGTTTCAGTGAGTACGTACTTATCCATAGTCTTCGAATTGTCTTCGAACTTTGTTCCACTGACCATAGGAACTTTACTCTCTTCCACAACTTTCTCAAATACTCTGATCTGATAAAGACCCCCAACCAGCTCATGTACAAATACAGTACTTATGTAGTTTGGATGGAATTCATTATCTTCAGGATATCTTGCCACTGTCCCTTTCACAATCAACTGCTCAAGAATGGAATTACCCTTTACGTCTGTCTTAGTCTTCCAATTAATAATATTCTCTGC